CTCCTAATGCTGATTGCCAAGGGCTACCCGCTGAATGAGGTGGTTTTCTACGATACCGGAATGGAGTTTGAGGCGGTTTACCACACACGGGATCAAATGCTACCCCGCCTGGAGCAGCTGGGGATCAAGTACACCAGACTGGAGCCGGAAAACCCGTTCCTGTTTGATATGCTGGAAAGGCCGGTTTGCAGTAAGCAGAAAGGCACACACCAAGGTTATGGCTGGTGTGGCGGCCTCTGCCGCTGGGGAACCACGGGGAAGCTGAAAGCCATGGACAGGTACGCGGAGGCGCGGGACGCTATGGTTTACGTTGGCATAGCTGCCGACGAAACGCCACGACTGGAAAAAGAACGGAAGCCGTATAAATTGCACCCGCTGGCGGAGTGGGGCATGACGAAAGCCGACGCCCTGGCATATTGCTATGAAAACGGGTTTTCGTGGCTGGAGGGCACGATCCGCCTTTATGACGAGCTGGACCGTGTTTCGTGCTGGTGCTGCTGCAACAAGAACCTGCGGGAACTGCGGAATATGTGTATTTACCTGCCGGAATACTGGGAGCGCCTGAAAGACCTGCAACGGAAAATAGACAGGCCAATGAAAGGCTATTACAAAGGCAAGCCGCGCGGCGTGTTTGAACTGGAACAACGGTTCCGCGCAGAATTGGAACAGGAGGCAAGAGCATGATAGCGCTCAAGGCAAAACCCAAGCCGGTCACCCGCCCGCCGCAGAGCTGGCGGTATGTGGAGGAAGAGCTATGGAATGACTGACTAAATGGAACGAATCATCGCATATTTCAAACCGTTGGAGAGGCCTAAAAGGCGAGAGGAGAATCAATGAAGCAATACTGCCGCTACTGCGTAAATGCTTATCTTCAAGGTGATGACATGATTTGGTGCGAGCCAAAAGACGAAATTCGAACTGACCGTCAGATAACGCGGATGAACCGTTGTCCACACTTCGAATTTTGCTCGATAGACGTTCTTAACCCAGAACGGGAGTACAGGCCGGCAGAAAAACGTAGGTCGGCGCAGACAAAGGAACCGGACATGGAGCAAACGACTATGTTTGGCGGATGGGAATAGGTGGAACGGAAATGAGTAAACCCAAATATATGAAAGGCGATTGCATTCGGTCGCTGGACGTTACGCCAATCAGCAGGCTCGTAGAGCTTGCCGAGGCCGACAAGGACGGCCGGTGCGTCGTGCTGCCGTGCAAGGGATATTCTGACGTTGATATTGTGCGGGACGGAGTTTCTTACAGACCGGATCACTGGAATATCCATTTGACGGCGTATGCGCATGAACAGAATACGCCGAGCGGGCTGAAAGTGGGGCTTTTTGGCATTGGAGAGGTCGAGCGGGCGATGGAGGGGAGAAAGGATGGTTGAGTTTCGCCCGTGCCCGTTCTGCGGCGGAGAAATCGATGGGCCGAACTCCGTGCAGTGTAATTATGGGAAGAAGATTATCACGCTTGGCCTGATCTGCACAAAATGCAAAACCGGATTTAAGTTCCGGGCAACATTTGTAGAAGATCCGTACACGGAAGCCAGAGAGGCTTGGAACAGGAGGGTAAACCATGCCTGACGAATACATCAGCCGCGCGGAGGCGCTGAAAGACTTTGAATCCTGCAACGCAGAAAATCCGAACTGGACACCGCAGCGAGTGAAAACGCTCCTGCTGCGTCAGCCCGCCGCCGACGTTGCGGAGGTGGTGCAAGGGCAGTGGCTGCTGGATAGTAGGTGGCCGAGCTGGCAGCACCGCGAGTGCAGCCGGTGCAAGATAACGTTCCCAAGAACGACGGAAGTCGCAGACCAGTATTGGCAGTATTGCCCCAACTGTGGCGCGCGGATGGATGGAGGTGCTGACCATGCCTGAAGAATACATCAGCCGCCGTGATGCGCGAATAGCGATCCTCGAGAAACAGGCCGGCGGAGGGCTGGATCAGAAAATCACGGTAGGATCGGCAGAAGCAGTAATCAACGCAGTTCCCGCCGCCGACGTTGCGGAGGTGGTGTATGGGCAGTGGGAAGGTGAGGGCGACGGATACGCAGACGGCGAGATTGTGCTTGATGTGTGGCATTGCTCTCAATGCGGATACTGCATCGACGACGGCACGGATAACCCGGATTGCCTGCCGAAATACTGCCCCAACTGCGGTGCAAAGATGGACGGTGCTGCCGAATGAGCGGACTGCGGTTTGAGAGCATGGCGGACATGCCGCCGAGGATGCGGGAGCTTTATGCACGGCAGCAGCTGCCGGGGGCTGCCGCGGCGCCGAAGAAGGCCTCGAAGTATCACAGCGCGCCCGCTGAGCGCGGAGAGCTGCGCTTCGACAGCCAGAAGGAGGCGCGGCGGTACGACGAGCTGATGGTGATGCTCCGGGCCGGGATCATCTCCGATCTGCGCCTGCAACAGCAGTTCACCTTGCAGGAGAGCTACATCACCGAAACCGGCGAGCGCATCCGCGCAGTACGGTACACGGCGGACTTTTCGTACAAATTCGGCGGCAAGCTGGTCGTCGAGGATGTGAAGTCCACGCCGACGCGGACAAAGGAGTATCTGCGCAACCGGAAATTCATGCGGTCAAAATTTGGAATCGACATACAGGAGATTTAAAAATGCCGGAAGAAAAAAACGAGGGCCGTCCGGGAATGCCGTGCGGCCTGCCGAAAAGCGGGAACGCCTGCATGAACCGCACGACGGCCTGCTGCCTGAAATGCGGCAGGAATCCAGATGAGCAGGTGCGGCGCAGGGCGCTGCCGCTCAAAAAGAGCGAGGACGGCCTGCTGCACAAGGATATCAGCACCAAGGAATAGGCAATCAGCCGGGGCACCATATTTTATCGGACTTATGCCGCAGCCGCTCCGCCATGAGACGGCTGCGGGAGGATCACCCTGGCTTTGCACCCGGCGCACAGGAAGTTCCCTCAAGCTCTGTGCGCCGGGGATAAAAAGCGCGTGTGGAACGTGCGCGCGAACGGAAAACGTCAACGTTACCCCACACGGGGTATCGCATAGGCCCCGTGCATCGCTTGCCTCCTTTTTTATAAGCCGCCTGATGGCAGTCAAGGGCGGCTCGCCCGGAAATGCGCAGCGTAAGTCAAGCGAGCGCGGCGCGCCGGTGCGCAGACGGTGAAAGCCCGTCCTGCCTACGGGGGCCGGAATACCGGCCCCCAGACGAAGGAGTGTGAAACTATGGGCAAATCCAACAAGGTCGCGCTGGTCTGCCAGGTCTGCGGGGCCACATTTTACAAAGTGCCGAGCGCGATCACGGTGGAGACAAGGTGCTGCTCGAAGGAGTGCCGCGGGAAAGTGCAGGCAGAAAGACTGGAGCAGCGCCGACGGGAGCTTGCGAAGGAGCTGGAGGGCCTGCGCACCGAGAGCCCGGAAGGAGAAAAGCGCCTGCCGCACAGGCTCGTCCGAATCCGCATAACGGCCAAAGTCCCGGTATGGCCGGAATACCAGCCAAGGATCGGAGCCACATACCAAGCGGAGCGGTACCCAACGTTCAAAGCGCCGGGATATGTGATCGAGTCCGGCGGCAAAAGAATCAATATCCGCGCCAATGAGTGCGAAGAAATCTGAAAGGAGAAACAAAAATGGCAGGAATCATGGGACTGTTCGCGTCAGAACTGGATGAGTTTGTCGCGGACTATGACAATCAATTCTGGGACGCGAGTTTCCACGGCGAGACTTACCCGCCGCGGATCATCATGGAGCGCTCTACGCCGCCGCTCTACCGGGTGGAGGACGACGGCACAAAGACATTGGAGCCGAATCCGACGATCCAGATCATCGGCAGCGTGGACACGGAGGTCGTCACGACCGGCAAGCTTCAGATCAGCAAAAAGGACTTTACCAAGCTGACTAACCGCGCCGCCGCTCTGCTGGAGCTGTTCCTGCACGGTTTTATGCAGGAGCGCAAGGAAATGGAGGCGGCGCAGGAATGATTTTGCTGGAATGCACAGTCGCACTGCGTGACGGAGATCGGAAAAAGCTTCAGGAGAAGCTTGCGGCGGAGATTGGGCAGCCAGTCGTTCTTCTGCCGAACGGCGTATCGCGGGCGAAAGAGCGGAATATCCTGTTCCTCTGCGACAGAAAGGCTTGTGAGAAATGCAGCTATCCAACGTGCAGGCATACGCCGGAGCTGGAACACGCCAGAAATTTTGCACCAGCAGGATTTACGAAGCGCACGGACGGCGTGTGGGTAGAGCAGGAGGGTGTAACGATGGAAGTGAAGACCGACCAGGACAAACTTGAAAAGAGGCTGGTTGAAGCAATGAGGGAGGTGATGGGACTTGAAGGAGAAAAACGCAGTCCGCATGGTCTGGCGCTGGGATGATATCTTCCGTGTCTACCGCTGCCCATACTGCGGCAGACCGGAGAAACCGTGCATCGAGCTCTGGAAAAAAGGCGGTTTGAAAAAGAGCCTGCCGAGCCGCTGCACATACTGCGAAGGAGAATTGGAAGGAGTGGAAGGAGAAGAAAATGATCATTGAGATTTTGGAGCTTGCTGCTGCGCTGGAGTGGATCGCGCTGGGCGTGCTGGTGTTTTTCGAGCTGCGCGACAAGAAGCGCAGGCTTGACGCGGCGATAAAGAAATTGGAAGACGCTATCCGCTGAACGCATGGCCGGAATCTCCGGCCACGCTTTGAGCGGGCAGAAGACCTGTAGGGGCGGACGGCTCTGTCCGCCCGGGAGAAAGAGGTGTGGATGATGGCAAAGAGGCACAAGCGCCGCCTGTTTACCGGGGCGGTATGTACGCAGATCGTTTATACCGTGTCCGATGGCGCGGACAAAAAGACCAGCAAGCCGCGAAAGCCGCGGTTCCAGACGCGGGAAGAGCAGGACGAATTCAACCGGAAAATCTCCGAGGGGAAGCTGGAAGCGCTCGTCAATGCCAACTTCGGCCCGACCAGCCTGTATTCCACGCTGACGCTCGACGCCGAGAACGAGGTACATACTGCTGCCGAAATGCGGCAGATTCGGAACAGATTCTATCGCCGCCTACTATATAAATACCCAAACGCCAAGATCGTGATTGTCTACGGGCAGGGCAAGTCGACGAGCCGTTTCCATTTGCACATGATCTCGGACGGCATTCCGGAGGAGGAGATCGGCAGGATCTGGGGCCTCGGCAGCGTGATCGAGGCTCGACATTTACGGGAACACAATTATTACATGGCCGAAAATGGAAACAAAGTCGACCACGGCCGGGATTATAAGGCGCTGGCCGACTACCTGCACGCGCATTGGAGAAAAGAGTTCGGCGGACACCGGTACAAGGCCAGCCGCAACTGCGTCCGGCCGGAGCCGGAACCTGCGACCGAGGCCGTGCGCGAGTACAGCCCCAAGCATCCGCCCGTCGCCCCGCGAGGCTATATCCTCGTCGAAGCCCGGACGACAAAGTACGGGTATCAATACTATAAATATGTAGTTGATCCAAAAGAGCACAAGCGGAACGGGAGTCGCTTAAATTAAGCCTTGTATATGCGTAAGGTTTTAGAACGAAGCAGGAAGGAAGTGGGAAAGTGTCAAAGCCGAGATACTGGTGGTACGGGAATGTCTGCCGCACCATCGGCGAATACCCGAAACTGAGCCGACAGGTTCGGGATATGAGCCGACAGAAGATCACGCCGGGCTATTCTGCACAGCCAGGCGGGCAATCCTCCGGCCGCGCCGTCGAGGACATTGCGGTGCGCGTCCTGTCCTCACGGGAGTACGAGGACTACACAGCGATCCAGTCCGCCATCAACACCGTGCAGACCTGGCGGGATGGCGGCGATGTGCTGGAGATCGTGCGCCTGCATACATGGATCTGGCCGCGCGAGAGTCTGGAGTCCGCTGCCAGACAGGTGCACGTGAGCACATCCACGGCCAAGCGGATGTACAGCCGCTTTGTCTACGAGGCAGCGCGGGCAATGGGCTACCGCAAAAGTTGAGCTAACAGAGCCTAAAATCTGTGCTACAGTGATAGCGTGAAGAATTGGAGGGAACAGGATGCAGCCATGGGCCGCGCGCTTTTACGCATCCGCGCGCTGGAAGAAATGCCGCGCCGGGTATATCAAGTTCCGCCGGACCATCGACGGCGGGCTCTGCGAGGAGTGCCGGGACAAACCGGGCTACATCGTCCACCACAAGCGGGCGCTCACGCCGGACAACATCACCGACCCGGACGTCAGCCTGTCCTACTCCAACCTCGAGTTCGTCTGCAAGGACTGCCACGATCAGTTTGACGGGCACGGCGTCGCAAAATCTCTGACGCAAAAAATTTTCTTCGATGCCGCCGGAGACCCGATCCCCCCCGTCGCGCGAGGCCGGGGCGCCGGCTGAATCACCGCACGCCCTACCTCGGAAGAATACGCAGGCCGTTCGCGAGGCCCCCCTACAAAAGCGCGGCGATAAGTAATCTACGCGCACGCGCGGACAGACGGCAAAAATCACGCGAAAAGGAGGCGGTTTTTGTGGCGAACAGGCAGGAAAAGACAAAGGAACAGCGTATCCGCGCCGAGAAGACCAGACTCCGGAGGATATACAAGCTTCTGCCGAAGGAAGCGGCCGGGACTGTCGCAGGCCTCATCGATCAGGCGGCCTTTATGCGCATCGAGTGCGAGGACATGGCGGACGACCTGCGGGAAAACGGCTGGACGGAGAAATTCCAGCAGTCGGAGCGACTGGAGCCCTATGATCGCGCCCGGCCCATCGGGCAGGCGTACAACTCCACGAATGCGAATTATCAGAAAATCATCAAGCAGCTGACCGCGCTCCTGCCGAAGCCGGACACCGCGCAGAAGCAGGAGGACGACGGCTTTGCAAGCTTTGTCCGGGAGCGTGACGAGGAATGAAACTCACGCGCTACCCGGCGACCTACAACCCCATCCTCGAATACTGGCAGGCCATACAGGACGGCCACGAGGTCGTCAGCTTGAAAGTCCAGAAGACCTACCGGCACGTTGTAGAGCAGCTGGGAGCGGAAAACTCCGAGTTTTACTACTCGCCGAAACGTGCCAATCACGTCCTGGAGTTTTTTGAAAACTACTGCCACCACTCCAAGGGCAAGGCGGGCGGACAACTCGTCAAGCTGGAATTGTGGGAAAAGGCGCTGCTGGCGACTGTCTTCGGGTTTATCGACATCGAGGGAAACCGCCAGTACCGCGAGGCCATCCTCATCGTCGGCAAGAAAAACGGCAAATCGCTGCTGGCCTCAGGCGTCGGCCTGTATTTGCAGCTGGCGGACGGCGAAGCAGGCCCGGAAGTCTACGCGGTAGCCACAAAGCGGGACCAGGCGAAGATCATCTGGCAGGAAGCAAAGCGCATGGTGCAGAAATCACCGGCGCTGCGCAAACGGACGCGCTGTCTGGTCGCTGAGCTGGACAGCGATTTCAACGACGGCGTTTTCAAGCCGCTGGCCTCTAACAGCGACACCCTTGACGGCCCCAACATCCACGGGGCCATGATGGATGAGATCCACCAGTGGAAGAGCGGGCGCGCCCTGTACGACATTATCGCCGACGGCGTGACGGCCCGTGAGCAACCGCTGATCTTTATCACCTCCACTGCGGGCACCATCCGCGAGGACATCTACGACGAGAAATACGAAGAGGCCGAGCGCATCATCAACGGCTACGAAGATCCGGACGGGTACCACGACCCGCGCCGGATCGCGTTTATTTACGAGCTCGACAAGCGCAGCGAGTGGACGGATCCGGACTGCTGGAAAAAGGCAAATCCGGGGCTCGGGACGATCAAGTCCTACACGGCCCTCAAAGAGCGGGTCGAGCGGGCGGAGAAAAATCCGGCCCTCGTCCGAAACCTCGTCTGCAAGGATTTCAACATCCGCGAAACGTCCTCCGAAGCCTGGCTCAATTTTGAGCAGCTGGACAATCGCGACACCTTCCAGCTCGACAGGGAAAACCGCCGCCTGATCTGGCAGCACCACATGGAGGACGGAAAGACGCAGGAGCGCGTGCTTTCCTACCCGCGATACGGCATCGGCGGCGCGGATCTGTCTAAGACCACCGACCTGACGGCGGCGAAGGTGCTGTTTCAGGTGCCGGAGCTGCCGGATATCCTGTTTGTGCTACAGATGTACTGGCTGCCGCAGGAGCTTTTGGAAAAGCGCGTGACCGAGGACAAAATACCATACGACAAGTGGCACGAGCGCGGGCTGCTCAGATTGTCAGAGGGAAACAAGATCCGCTATGAGGACGTCAAAGCCTGGTTCGTCGAGGTACAGGAAGACCTCGATATTTTCCTGCCGTTCTTCGGCTACGACGCATGGTCTGCGACCTACTGGGTCGACAGCATGGCGGACTATTTCGGGGCCGAGGCCATGATCGCCGTGCATCAGGGTGTCAAGACTCTGTCCGAGCCCATGAAGCGCTGCGGGAACGACCTCAAATCCAAGCGCATTATTTACAACAACCACCCGATCGACAAGTGGAACCTCGCAAACACCGCCTACGACGAGGACAAAAACGGCAATATCCAGCCGCACAAAACGAGCAAGTCCACGCGCCGCATTGACGGAACGGCGGCCCTGCTTGATGCCTACACGATCTACGATCAGAAGCAGGCAGAATACACCAGTATGCTCTAGGAGTAAGACAATGGGATTTTTTAAAAACCTCCTGACGAATATTACGACGACCAAGCGCGTCTCGACCGTCCAGATGGTGCAGGAGCGCGGGAATGGCTTTTACAGCTACAACGGCAAAATGTATCAGTCCGATATCGTCCGCGCCTGCATCCGGCCAAAGATCAAGGCAATCGGCAAGCTGACGGCAAAGCACATCCGGGAGACCATCACCGCCCAGACGCGGAAGATCGCCGTCAACCCGGAGCCGTACATCCGCTTCCTACTCGAAGAGCCGAACCAATACATGACCGGCCAGCTGCTGCAGGAGAAGCTGGCCGCGCAGCTAATCCTCAACAACAACGCCTTCGCCGTGATCCTGCGGGATGAAAACGGCCTGCCGAACGCCATTTTCCCGGTCGCAGCCATGCAGGCAGACGCTGTCTATGACGCGGGCGGAAATTTGTATCTGAAATTTTACATGCAGAACGGCAACGTCCTGACGTTTGCCTACGACGATGTGATCCACCTGCGCGGGGATTTTTACGAGAACGACATATTTGGAGATCCCATCGCGCCGGCCATCGTGCCGCTCATGGAGATCGTCGCCACGACGGATCAGGGCATCGTCAAGGCCATCCGAAACAGCGCCGTCATTCGCTGGCTTCTGATGTTCACATCGTCCATGCGCTCAGAGGACATTAGGCAGCGCGCGCAGGACTTCGCCGACAGCTTCCTGAGCGTATCCAATGGCACGGGCGTCGCGGCCGTCGACGCAAAGGCCGAGGCCAAGCAGATCGACCCCAAGGACTACGTCCCGAACGCTGCCCAGATGGACAAAACCACGCAGCGCATCTACGCCCTGTTTAACACCAACCCGCATATCGTCACGTCCATCGCGACGGAGGACGAACAGAGCGCGTATTTTGACGCCGAGATCGAGCCGGTGCTGAAGCAGCTCAGCGGCGAGTACACCCGCAAGCTATTCTCCCGGCGCGAGCGCGGCTGCGGGAACCGCATCGTATTCGAGGCCTCCGCGTGGGACTTCGCGTCGACCTCGACAAAGCTGAACCTTTTGCAGCTGGTCGACCGAGGCGCGCTGACGCCGAACGAATGGCGGCGCGCATTCAACCTCGCGCCGGTAGACGGCGGAGACAAGCCGATCCGCAGGCTGGACACGCAGCCGGTCGACCGGAACATCACACAGAAAGGAGATGAAACCACATGAAGATCAGCATTCGCGGGCCCATCGTATCCAGCAATCAGCACCGCTTCTATCAGTTTTACGGAATGGAGGCGACAAGCCCGAGATCCGTAGCGGACGCGCTTGCCAAGGGAAACGGCGAGCGGGCCGAAGTTGAGATCAATTCCGGCGGCGGCGAGATCTTCGCCGCAAGCGAGATCTACACCGCCCTGCGCAGCTACGCCGGCGGCGTCCACATCCGCATTGTAGGCCTCGCAGCCTCGGCCGCGTCCATCATCGCCATGGCGGGCGAGTCGGAAATGACACCGACCGGCATGATGATGATCCACAACGTCCAGACCGAGACCAGCGGCGATTACCGCCAGATGGAGCACACAGCAGGGACGCTGCGCGATGCCAACCACGCCATTATCTCGGCCTACGTCGCCAAGACCGGCAGGCCGGAGGCGGAGATCGCCGCCATGATGGACGCCGAAACATGGATCACAGCGGAGCGGGCTGTAGATCTCGGCCTCGTCGACCGCGTGATGCAGCCGGATACCGGCCAGAAACCGCTGGCAGCGGATTTTTATTCCGGCATGCTCAGCGAAGACGCGCTCCGGCGCGCGGAAAACTTTTTAAAAGGTCAGGCCGCAGAGCCTGATTTTTTTATGCCCGAACGGGCGCAGGCAGAAGCAAAACTGAAATTTTTAAAACTCAAAGGAGAATTGAAATGACGAAGGAAATTTACAACATCCAGCGCCAGAAGCTCATGGACGACGCCCAGAAGCTGCTGGACGAAAGCAAGACCGCAGAGGCACAGGCCAAGATGAAGGAAGTCGAAGCCCTCGACGCCAAGTTTGAGGAGGAAGCCAAGATCCAGGCGAACCTCAACGCCCTCGCGGGCCAGAAAGTCGCGGCCCCGGCCGCGGCGGCACAGTCCGTCGACCTGTCCGGCACGGCAAAGACTCCGGACGTGCTCGACCGGTACGATACCGACGAGTACAAGCGGGCCTTCATGAACTACGTCCTGACCGGCAAGAAGATCCCGGCGGAGCTGACCAATGTGGACACAAACACCAAGACCTCCGACGTCGGCGCGGCCATCCCGACCACGACGCTGCAGAAGATCTACGAGAAGATCGAAGCGACCGGCATGATCCTGCCGCGCGTGACGCACACCTCCTACAAGGGCGGCGTGACCGTCCCGACCAGCTCGGCCAAGCCGACGGCCTCCTGGGTTGCCGAGGGCGCAGGCTCCGACAAGCAGAAGAAGGCGATCGGCTCCATCACGTTTGCCTACCACAAACTGCGCTGCGCGATCTCCATGTCGCTCGAAGTATCCATCGTGACCTACCCAATGTTTGAATCGCAGTTTGTCGCGAACGTCGCCGAGGCAATGGTAAAGGCCGAGGAACAGTCCATCATCAGCGGCTCCGGTTCCGGCCAGCCGAAGGGCATCACCAAGGAGACCGCGCCGACCGGCCAGAACATCGACATCGCCGCCGCGACGACCGCGCTGGCATACGCCGATCTGGTCAAGGCAGAGGCCGCGCTGCCGCAGGCTTACGACGCGGACGCCGTCTGGTGCATGTCGAAGAAGACTTTCTTCGAGCAGATCGTCGGCATGGTGGACGACAAGAAGCAGCCCGTTGCACGCGTCAATTACGGCATGAGCGGCAAGCCCGTCTATTCGCTCTTTGGCCGCGAGGTTGTGCTTGTAGGCGACTATCTGCCGTCCTTCACCGCGAGCGTGACCGCAGACACGATATTTGCGTTCATTTTCAATTTCAAGGATTACCTCTGGAACGAAAACCTTGGAATGACGTTCCGCAAGTACACCGATAACACGACCGACGACGAGGTGACCGTCGCGCTGGCGCTTGTCGACGGCAAGTGTGTCGACACGAACAGCCTCGTCACGCTGACAAAGAAGAAGGCCTGACAAAGCGCGGCCAACAGGGAGGGATGACAATTGGCTTTGATCAACGTTGCAAAAACCGCCCTGCGGCTGACCACAACCGCCCTTGACGACGAGCTCAAAGACGAGATCGACGCCTGCCTCATGCGCCTGCACCTTGCGGGCGCAGAGGGAGCGGACGAAGATCCGCTGGTCAAGGACGCCGTCCGCGCATACGTCCGCTGGCAGCATGATTTCTGCGGCCGGGGCGAGGAATGGAAGACCTGCTTTGCAGATATCCGCGACGCTATGGGGCTGTCCGACGATTACAGGGCAGTCCAAGCCAGCGGCGGAGCAGGAGGTGCTTGCTGTGATCTTTGACACGCAGATCACGCTGCGCCTGTTCTCCTACCCCATCGTAAACGGCCAGACGGCGGAAAAGCTCGAACGCGAAACCACCGTCTGGGCTGCCCGCAAGTCCGTAAACCGCGCCGAGTATTATCAGGCCGCGCAAGCCGGCAAGCGCACGGACGCAATTTTTCGCATGCACAGCGCGGAATACGGAGGCGAGCAGCAGCTCGTCTGCGGCTCCGACGTATTTGACGTCGTCCGCAGCTACGGGCAGGAAACAGAGGAAACCGAGCTGACCTGCAAACGGAGGGACGGCGCATGATGATCTATGAGGCGCTATCAAGCCTGGGCGTTCCGGTCTGCCACCCACCCTATAAGGGCGCGGAGGAAACCTACATCACCTATCAGCTGCTCGGCCAGTCCGGGCAGCTCTACGCCGAGGGCGGCGAGGCAGAGACCGGCGTGCAGTACGCAGTTTCCATCTTTGCCGAGGGCTTTGCCGCCGGGCTTTTAAAGCGCGTAAAAGCCGCGCTGGAGGCAGCAGGCTACATCGTCACCGTCGACATAGAAACCTACGACAAGGAAACAGGCCGCACACAGATCGCGCTCATAGCCGAGACGGAGGGCGCGGAATATGGCTAAGATCTCGTTTTCAGGCACGGATGAGCTCATGGCGACGCTCCAAAAGGCCAACGCATTTGACGACGAAACGCAGCAGGAGCTTTTATACGCCGCCGGGGATATCATCGTCGAGGAGCTGCAAAATGCCGTCCGGGCGAGCGGGTTCCGCACGGAAGCCTACGCCTCCAGCGTGAAATACCGCAAAACCATCAAGCAGGACAAAAACGGAGATCCGTATATCACCATCACGGCAGTTGGCAAAAACGAGCACGGAACGCGCAGGGCGACCGTGCTTTTTGTTTTGAATTACGGCCGTGCGAAGGCGTACGGGCAGATCACAGGAACTTATTTTTGGACAAAGGGCGTCAGGAACGCGCAGAAGCGCGTAAACGCGGAGCTCGAAAAGATCCTTACACAAAAGCTGAAAGAAAGGGGCCTATTGTAAATGCCTAGTTTTGACTTACGCGGCATCCGGGCGGGGAAGTATAAAAACACGTCCGGCACCGTGACCTACACAGAGCCGACCGATGTCGGCGACGCCATGAGCGCACAGCTGGAACTCAAGTTCGCTGAGGGCCGCCTGTACGCAGAATCCAAGCTTGCCGAATACATCAAGCTTGCCACCGGCGGCACGATCTCGCTGGCCGTCAAGTACCTGAAAAAGAACGCGCAAACCATGTTTTATGGCTGCACGTCCGACACTAGCAAGGAAAATCTGAAATTCTCGGCCAAGGACATCGCGAATTACGTCGGTGTCGGCTTTTACGCGCCGGATAAGATCGACGGCGTGACCAAGTACACCTGCGTGTGGGTGCCGAAGGTGCTGTTCGGCCCGCCCTCGCTGAGCTACCAGACCAAGGGCGAGAACATCCAGTTCAACACGCCGACCACGACCGGCGAATTCCTCGCAGACGATTCGACCGACGAGTTGCTGCTCGAGACCGAGACCGTCGACACCGCGGCGGAGGCCGTTGCCTGGATCAAGGGAAAGTTGGGTGAGACCTGATGGAAACAACTAAGCTGAAGACCGTCGACTACGAATTCGAGGGCCGGGTATACCGGCTCTCCTGCAACATGAACGTCATCGCCTACGTGCAGGAAGAGTACGACGGGAATCTTTTTCAGGCGCTTGACAGGGTCCGCGGGATCAAAAGCACGCTGGCCTTTCTGGCCGGTATGCTGACCGACGCGGCAGACTCGCAGGGGATCAAGGACGAAAACGGGCTGCCGCTGGTATTCACCAGGAAGCAGCTGGGCCGGAAGCTCACGCTGCCGCAGACCATCGAGGCAGGAAAGCTGATCTATCCGCTGGTATTGGAAGAAGTCATGAGGCAGAAAGAAGCGGGCGAAACGACTCAGGAACAGAAAGACGAAAAAAACTGACACAGCCGGGGGAACCAAAGCAGCTGGGCTTTGATTTCCCCGGCTATCTCGCAATCTGGCTCTTCCGGCTGCATCTGCCGGAGCGGGATTTCTGGAAAACCATGTCCCCGCGCCGCATAACGATCCTGCTTGACGCACTTGCGCCGCAAAAGCAGCCGGAGCAGCAGGAACAGACGCAGAGCCTGTCGGCCTATCTGAACGGAGGCACCTAACATGCCGAACATCAATACAAAATTTACGCTTTCGGGCGAAAAAGAATACAAGCAGGCCATTTCCGAGATCGGCAGCGGCATGAAAGTGCTGGACTCGGAAATGCGCAAGGTATCCTCTGCCTACGCGCAGAACGCGGACAGCGTAGAGGCCCTAAACGCCAAGAATGACGTCTTAGAGCGCAAGATTTCCACGCAGGCGGAGAAGATCGAGTATCTCAAGGCTGCGCTCCAGCAGTCGGCCGAGAAATACGGAGAGGCAGACAAGCGCACCATGCAGTGGCAGACCAGCCTCAACAACGCCGAGGCTGAGCTAAACAATCTCAACAACCAGTTCGACGAGAACAAGCAGAAGATCGCCGACTCCAGCAAGGAGATGGGCAACCTCGGCGACGTGGTGAACGGCCTGACGTCCAAGCTCGGCATTCAGCTGCCGGACGGCATGAAGTCCTCCATGAACGCCATGGGCAGCCTCGATGCACAGTCACTGGCGCTGGCGGGCGGCTTCGCTGCCGTCGCGGCGGCGATCATCAAAGCAGAAAAAGCCATGATCTCCATGACGAAGGAGTCCGCCGCCTTTGCCGACAACATCATCACGCTTTCCATGCAGACCGGCCAGTCGACGGAGCAGCTGCAAGAGTTTGCCTATGCGTCCGAGCTGATCGACGTATCCGTCGACACCCTGCAAGGCAGCCTCCGAAAGCTGACCAATAATATGCAGGATACTATGAATGGCACCGGAAATGCAAAGGCGTCCTTTGAGGCGCTGGGTGTCTCCGTAACCAACGCCGACGGCAGTATGCGCAGCGCGAACGACGTTTTTTATGAGACGATTGACGCGCTCGGGCAGGTAAAAAACGAGACCGAGCGGGACGCCATGTCCATGGACATTTTTGGCCGCTCCGCGCAGGATTTAAATCCGCTGATTATTCAGGGCTCGAAAACGCTGAAGGAGTACGCAGACGAGGCGCACAACGTCGGGTATGTGCTCGACGACGAGGCGCTTTCTGCCCTCGGCGCGGTAGACGATGCATACCAGCGCCTGCAAAAGACGCAGGAAGGCGTCAAAAACCAGCTGTCCGCCGAATTCGCCCCGTACCTCGAAGAATTCTACGGCGATGTGACCACCATGGTAAAGGACGGCGGCAAGGCGCTCAAGGACTCCGGCATCGTCGACGCCTTCGGCATGCTGCTTGAGACCGTCGGCGATATCCTCAATCCCATGTCCGACCTTTCCAACAACCGCGTCCCGGCGCTGACCAAGGCATTGCAGCCACTCGCAAAGGTAATGGCGCTCATGGCCGACGCGGCGGAGCTTTTAAAAGGCGTTATCAACTTCAGCACCGGCCACATCAGCGAGGGCTGGGGACAGATGACGCACGCGCTCGGTTTCGGCTACTCCAGCGGAAACGGAAACAACTACCAAAATCTGCTCGACAGCTACACAGCGCAGCAGTGGGGGCAGAGCGCGGAAGATCTCGCCAAGGCCTACGAGGACGCAATCGCCCGCGGCGATCCGTCCACCATCGGCATCACGGAGGACGAATGGATACGCCGCTATCTGGGCGGCAACGCCGCCGGAACGGACAACTGGCGAGGCGGATGGACGCGGGTGAACGAAAACGGGCTTGAGCGGATCTTCCTGCCGTCCGGCTCCCGCATCCAGACAGCCAGCGAAACGCGCTACACCTCCGGCGATACCTACAACACCACCGTCTACGTCGACCACGTCGACGACCTCGACACCATCCTCCGCATCGCCAAAAACGCACGCATCACAGCCAGAATGGGGGCGAAGTAAATGGCAACCTTTACAGTACCGGCGAGTGGATCAACAGCAGTCGCGAAGAACTATCCGAACACGAACTTCTCAAATCTTACGCAATACAAGTTGTTTGTGGAGCCGTTTACAAACCATTCCGGAACGTTCGGAGGGTGGGACAACATACTACTGAAATTCGGAGAACCGGCAGCAGCGTACAAGTACAAACGCATTACAAAGGTTAAGCTTGTACTATATGCAATGCCAACGAAAGGCATCTTGGGGAGCTGGGGGGCAGCGTATATATCAGCCTATGCGCTCGGGCTGAAAGAACCGCTTGATGTAAGTACGGCGACATATGCGACGCAGCCGCAGCAGTTGAAAGATGGATCAACAAGCGGGTCGGCAAGTTGGAACGAACTCAATAAAGTTGTACAGGCGCAGGTGACATTCACAATGTCACAATACAATGCAGCGGAGAAAAATGGACTTGAGCACGGTCTGCGCAACGGCTTTTTGTTTGCATTTATAACGGGCGGAGAAGGACACGCATCAGAGGCGATTTTTTATGGTGCAAAGTCATCATACAAACCATTCCTTGAGTGCGAATACTCTAATGATAATGTAGGAATAAAGGCGGAGAATTTCGCACCGGCGTCAGGGGCTTTTGTGAACAGAACGCAAAAAAATACATTTACATGGGATACCACTGACGACACAGATCTCACACAGACGTGCTTCGCGGAGATAAAACAAACCTCCGCTGTTTTTGAGTGGCGCGTAAAAAACGCAAGCACATCAAAAACGATAAGCGTATCTGGCCCGACGACCTCTTGCACGGTCCCGGCAAACACATTCCCGTCCGGAACGCTCGAATGGCGCGTAAAGGTGACGGCAAACAGCGGCACGACAACAACGTCCGCATGGCAGGAGATCACGACAACAGACGTTACCCCGACGGCCAAGCCCGTCTCCCCTTCCGGCATCGTCATCGACGCGACAATCGCCAACCGCTTCTCGTGGAAGCACATCATTTCCACCGGCACGCCGCAGAGCAAGGCGGATCTGCAATGGTCCGCCGACGGCACGACGTGGAATACCCTTGCAACCGTCACGGGAGAAAACCAGTATTACGACGTTCCGGCGAACAAATTCACAAGCGGAACAAAATACTGGCGCGTCCGCACCTACAACACAGACGGAACGCCGTCGGAATGGAGCGACAAGGCAGAGTTTATCGCCATCAACGCCCCGTCCGCACCGTCCATCGTCATTCAGTCCACCGGCCCGCGCCCGCGCATCACCTGGCAGACCACGGAGCAGGAGGCCTATCAGCTGACGCTGTCCAGCGGCTATGCCTCCGGCACGGTCTACGGCACGGAGAAGGAATGGCGCTCGCCGGTCTACCTCGCCGACGGAAGCTACACCGTCCGCGTCCGCGTGCAGAACAAGTACGGCATGTGGTCCGAGTGGAGCGCAGCCGCGCTCCCCGTTTCGCACACCGAGGGCGAGGTGATCACACTGTCGGCCGGCGAAAGCCATGAGGCCGCATTGACGTGGCAGACCGCAGGCAGCTATGATTTTTATCTGATCGAGCGGGACGGCGTCGCCATTGGCCGCACTGCACAAAAGCAGTACATCGACCACACAAGCATTGGCAGCGTGACCTACCGCGTCCGCGGCTGCTACGACGAAAGCGATAACTACGGCGTGTCCAATTCGGATACCGTCGAGATCCTGCCCGAGACCAACATGATCTGCGATCTGGAAACCGGTGTCTGGCTGGAAATGCGCCTGTCAGAAACGCAGCTGCGCACGAACCGCGCAATCTTCAGCGCGGGCGTCTCGACCGTCCATCTGACCGGACTTGGCTACCCCGTCGAAGAGCGCAGCGAACAGCGCGACCGTGCAATTTCCGTCGCCTGCGCATGGCCGCACAGCCAGCGGGACGCTGCCCTCGCGCTGGAAGCCCTTGTAGGCCGCCTCGTCTGCCTGAAAGATCATTACGGCAATATGGCGATCGGCACGCTTCCGTCGCTGGAGAGCAACATCGACGAGTTTATGCGCCGCTACGCCTTTACCGTCTCGCACACCAACTGGGAGGAGGCGATCACCCTTGACCCGTGACGTTAGCTACCGCATCGACGTGCTCCGGAACGGCGCACCCATCACGCAGCTGCAATGGGACACAGGCAGCCCACCGCAGATCATGAGCGACCGCGCCGCGAACATCCACGGCACGCTCAAGGGCAGTTTTCTTCCCAATGCCGTAGCGGCGTGGGAATCGGACGAGCTGCGGCCATGGATCATCGTAAACGGGACGGAGCACTCTCTTGGCATCTATCAGTCCGCGACCGTCGGCAAAAAAGGCAGCGCGGGCAGCACGCGCGTAGAGATCGAAGCCTACGACCGCTGCTGGCGCGTGTATACGCAAAAAACCGAGACGATCCTGCATCTTTCCACTGGCTCGTCGTACATCACCGAGATCCGCAAGCTGCTGACAGCCTGCGGCATCTCGCTCGTGATCGCAACGCCGAACGCCGCTGTGCTGGCGACAGACCGCGAAGACTGGCCGATTGGAACGAGCTATCTGACGATTGTGAACGCGCTGCTGTCCGAGATCAATTACGAAAGCCTCTGGTTTGACGCCGACGGCGTATGCAGGCTCGAACCGTATCAGGAGCCGTCCGCAGCAATCATCGACTGGCGATACGGCGTGACGGACCTGTTTCTCCCGGAGAAACATCCGGGGCCGGACTGGTCGGACGAAACGGACATTTTTGACGCGCCGAACGTCTTCATCGTGACCTGCAACAACCCGGACATGGACGCGGCCATGGTAGCGACTGCCGTCAACGACAATCCGGCCTCCAAGAAGTCCACATTCAAGCGCGGCATGCGCATAACCTCCGTCGAGCGGGTGGACAATATCGCCTCGCAGGACGAATTGCAGGCCTACGCCGACAAGCGCCGCAACGAGTCGCTGCTTGCTACGCGCGCCATTACATTTTACACGCTCAATGAGCCGGGGCACGGCGTCGGCGATATCCTCGCCCTGACGCACGACGAGATCGGCGGCATTTACCTTGAAACCGGCTGGTCGGTAACGCTGCAGGCCGGAAGCCTCATGACACACTCTGCAAAAAGGACGGTGATCGCATAATGGAGGGCATCGACAGCCTGTTTGTGACGAATATCGAGATCCCGGACGAAAACCTGCCGGAGAACTTTCTGGCGACCGTCGGCGCGGTCTATGACGACGGTCTGTCTCTCATCCTCGAGGGGCAGACCGAGGCCACGACGAAGCATTACAAGTGCAACACGTCGGCCACCTTCGCTGCGGGCGACCGCGTCAAGGTCGCGCGGATCTCCGGCAGCTATATCGTCGAGTACGTCGTAGGCCCGCCGAGCAGCGGGGGAAGCGGCGAGTATCAAGACAGGATTGTAAAAGACGGATACGGCATCTGGATGAGCGGGAGATTTGTAACACCATTATCCAGAAACGAATCAGTCGGAGCGACAAACAACTGGTTTAGAGGAATGTCGGCGGCGGGATTCTATGTTTGTTACAACACAAATATTCGGGCTGTGCTGGAGTGCAACAGCGCCGGAAAGCTGCTCGTGAACGGCTCAGTGATTGCATAGGAGGCGAAATAACATGATCCAGATCCACATCACCAAAGCATCTGCGCATCTGTGCTCGCCGCCGGAGGTGCTGACGGCGGGCATGGCGAAGACCGTTAGCGTCGAATTCGCGTTTTCATCCGACTGGGACGGGCTGACGAAGACCGCCGTCTTTACAAACGGCAGGGCCACCATCGACGTACTCCCGGCGAAATGGGACGGCGATACTGTGACCGTCCCGCCCGAGATTCTCGCCGTGGCGGGGCGCTATGCCCGCGTCGGCGTGTACGGCACGAACGCCTCCGGCGTCGTGCTCCCGACGGTATGGGTGACGCTCGGCAAGGTGCAGTCTGCGGTGGAGCCGTCCGGCGATCCTTCGGCGGATCCCACGCTCCCTGTCTGGGCGCAGCTGCAAGAGCAGATCGGCGACCTGAACGATCTCAAGACCTACAGCAAGGATAACCTCGTCGCCGCCATCAACGAAGCCCGGCAGTCCGGCGGCGGAGGCGGCGGGGGGATATCATCCGCGCAGATCGACGAGATCCGCGTGCTGACAAAATCGGACTATGACGCGCTGGACGAAAAGGACGCGCGGACGCTGTATCTGGTGGAGGGCTGACATGCTGGCACTTGGAATCAAACGCATTCTGGCGCTGTTCATCGGCTCCATGGGCATCAAATCCGCCCATCTGGGCGGGGAATCCGTCTACGAAAGGCCTGGCGGCTTTTTGTACATCGAACTCAAAAGCGAAGAAAGGGGATAAAACCGAATGGCAAGCTTTTTTAATTTAACGCTGGATACGCTGGCACCTGCCGGTCTATCGATCACACTGAACGACGGCGCGCAGTACGCGACCAGCGCGACCGTCACCGCGAAGATCTCTGTCACCGACGCCGCGACGACCGGCTACCAGATGAAGATCTGGGGCACAAAGGCGGCGGCAAAGGAAGCAGATGCGTCGTGGGAGACGTTCGCCGCAACAAAATCCATTACGCTCCCGGGCGGCGACGGCCTGAAGACGATCTATGTAAAGGTGCGCGACGACGTCGGCAACGAATCGACTGCGGCCAGCGACTCCATCACGCTCAACACCTCGATCCCCGCCGTGACCATCACCGGCCCCGACAAGAGCCGCATCTCCAAGGTCACGGGCTACGACGCGGCGGCCTTCTCCTTCGTCTGCGACGTAGACTTCGAGGAATACACCGTCCGCGTCGTTCCGGCGACGAGCAGCCTGCACACGGCGGGCACGCAGATCCCGGCGACGGGCGGCTCCACGAACGTCAGCGGCACGGCAGGCGGCTACAAGAAGAACACCGCTATCAACGTCACAGTCAAGGGCGTAGACCTCGAATCGGCGTCTTCCGGCGACGGCGTGAAGATCGTGAAGGTCTTCGTCAAGAACGCCGCCGGGACGTGGAGCGCAGCCTAATGGCCGCGCCGGATTTGACCTTCTCCATCACCGGAAACAAGATATCGGCAGTCTCGGGATTCGACTCGATCACCGTCACATTCTCGTCGGACATCGCCTATACGGCTTTTGAGTGCCGCGCGACGAAGTCCGGCGAGGATTGGGGCCGCGGGAAGGGCGCTTTGATCGCGTCCTTCTCACAGACCCCGGCGGGCACGCAGCGCACCTTTGAGGTATACGACGATTTCCTGCTTTCCGGAGACGGAGAATACAGAATTTCGCTGTTCGCGCAGGGCGCGGACGGCAGCTGGAATGACAATTATGGATTTATCCCGTCCGGACAGTCGCAGACCATGAAAACGGCTGACGGAGAGGATTTCCTGTGCATGAAGGAGTGATCGCATGGCGTACAACAGCCAGTATACCGGCGCGCAGATCGACGAGGCCATCGGCGACGTGCGCGAAAACAAAGCCGAATGGAGCGGCAAGCAGGACGTGCTTTTGCCTTCCGGGGCGAAGGTCGGCGACCTTATCAAGGTCAAGGCGGTGGACGCCAGCGGGAAGCCGACGGCGTGGGCGGTGGCCGTGGCGGGCAAGGACTACCTCAAAACCGCCCCTGTCACCTCCGTCAACGGCAAGACCGGAGCTGTCAAGGTTCGCGAAGTGCCGTCTGTCACGGCTTCTGACAACGGCAAATTTCTGCGGGTCGTAAGCGGTGCGTGGGCGGCTGCGACGATTTCTGATGCGAATGGAGGGAGCTTCTGATGGCTGAATATTTGACGAATACGGCTGACCTGACAAAGGTTGCATCAGCTATTCGGGAGAAGGGCGGCACATCTGACCCACTGGTCTACCCGGACGGATTTGTGACAGCCATTCAGGCCATTCAGACCGGCACAGAACTGCAAATCATTGTAACTGTGAAATCTGGTGCAACTGTTACCGCAACAAAAGGAAGTCTATCTGTGAGTGGCACATCGGTCAATGGAACGTGCACGCTTATCGTACCGGAAGCCGGAACATGGAGCGTGTCTGCTACGCTGGGCGGGAAAACATCCGATACGCAAAGCGTCTCTTTCGTCGATAGCTACGCGGTATCGCTCTATTTCGTAAGCTCTACGCTCAACAATAATGAGTGGAGCACTATCAAGTCTGTTTCCGACGCAGGACAAGGTGCGAACTATTGGAGCATCGGCGACCGAAAAGCAATCACGCTAAATGACAAGGTCGGACATCTTACCCTAAATACGACAATATATGCGTTCATTATCGGGTTTAACCATAATTCCAGCCTAGAGGGGGAAAACCGTATCCATTTCCAACTTGCAAAAACTGAGCTTTCCGGTGGTATAGACATTACGTTCTGCGATGCTTATTATTCCTCGCCCGTTTCGACAACCGGCTATTTCTCTATGAACAGTAGTGCAACGAACTCCGGCGGATGGGCGAGCTCGCAAATGCGTACAAATATTTGCGGGACAAGCCTCTCGAGCTATTCCGGAACGATTATCGCAGTCATTCCGGCGGCGCTCCGTGCAGTCCTAAAGTCCGTTACCAAGTACACGGACAATACGGGAAATAATAGCACATCCGCGAGTGCGGTCACGGCGACAAAGGATTACTTTTTCCTCCTCTCGGAGTTTGAGGTTTTCGGGAGCATTTCGAGAGCAAACTCGAACGAGGCGAGTAAACAGGCGCAGTACGCCTATTATTCCGCCGGAAACAGTACGATGAAGTACAAGCACAACAGAACGTTTGCCCGCGCTGATTGGTGGCTCCGTTCCCCGGATGCGCTCGACTCCAACTATTTCGTGGAGGTGAACACCAACGGGAAAGTCAGTAGCGACGGCGCGAATAATTCCAAAGGCTTCGCCCCCGGCTTTTGCGTATGAGGGAAAAGCATATGGAGTATATTGTATATAAGCGGTTCCATGGAAATGGCATTGATGGAGAATTTAATCTTAGATATGGGACTGTGATATCGGAAATTGAAGGGTTCTTATTCGCAGCAGATGGCAGGCGGATATGCGCTACGACATCTGAAAACGGATGGACGCATTTTAGACAGAATACACCAGAAGGCGCGATGCGGCAGGAAATGCTTGAGCGCCTCTATCGCTGGTATGAAAAAAACGGCTGCGGTGAAGACTTCACGGATGAAAAATGGCCGGGGCAGGAAAACGGCTACTGGAAAAATCGACTGCGTACCGCAAGTACAAGTCGGCTGAAACAAATATACGCGGAAAAGATTGGAGGGGAAGCATGTATATCGTCACAAGAGAAGGAACGTTTGACGGATACGCAGACAGTGTAATCCCGATAAAACTGCACCAGAACGGGTGCTATGTGCCATGCGAGGAAAGCGAAGCAGATGGATTCTGCGCAAAAAAAGCCATCCTGCAGACGGACGAGGATGGGAACGAATATAGGACACTGGATGATACAGTGTACCGGCTGGAAGGGCATACGCTAAAAGGCGATGAGCCGGTCGGCACCTACGAGCAGCATGGCGCAGCCGTCCCGCTGACCGAGGCGGAAGCCGCGCTTGCAGAACTGGAGGCAGTCTATGACGCAGGATAAATTGGAAAAGCTCAAATCCGCCATCAAGGACGGCAAGCTCGTGCAGGCGGCGGGCGGCATCACGGAGGACGTGACGCAGTCGGACAAGCTGGGCTACGACTGGCGGAATATCTACGTCAACAAGATCTTGGTGCGGCAGGAGTACGTCGAGCAGGCCGTAAAAGCAGGCACGGCGGACAACCCCATCGTGTGGTCCTCCGGCATGGTCCTCATCCAGAACGCCTACTACACGCACAACGGCGAGATCAAGGTCTGGATGGGCACGGCAGGCGCGACGGCAAAGTGGACGGATGCGGCCTTCGTGCCGATCTGATAACGCAGAAGGGGGGAACACCATGGACACCAAGACCATCATCGTTACGCTCGTCTGTGCCGTGCTCGGTTCGTCCGCGCTGACGGCGGTAGTAAACGCCGTCGTTAGCGCGATACAGAAAAAGCGCGGCAAGGCCACAACGCAGGAGGAGCACTTAGGCGAGATAGACAAAAAGCTCGACAAGATGCAGACGCATCAGAACGAGCAGTATCTCGCAATTCTCCGGCTAACCATCATGTCGGAGGAAATGCCGATGGCAGAACGCCTGATCGCCGGGCAAAAATACGTCAAGCTGGGCGGAAACGGGGACGTGAAAAAGTTCCTGCACCAGCTGGAGGCGCAATGCGGACATAGCCGTGCGCAATAAATTGGGAGGCAGATATGCGGGTAAAAGGCAAGTGGAGCAAGGGCGAAATGGCGCGCACCATCGTCGTGTATCTGCTCCAGCTCATCACGACAGTAATCATTTGGGCCTGCGCGCTCAAAACCGTCTCCGTCCTCATTGCAGTAATTCGCAGCCCGGAGCTCGGCGCGTCGGTCGACCTGTCCGACGTGCTCGGCTTTACCGGCTGGGCAACCATCACAGAGCTTGGCCTGCTTGCCTTCAAGCGGGTTTTTGCGAAGAAAAATGAAACAGTCGAATAACGAAAGGGGTACACAAAAATGGAAAACATCAAGAAGCGGCTCGGCAATCTGCTGAGCGTCAAATCCATCGTCACGCTCGGCCTGACCATCATCTTTGCCGTCCTCGCCCTGCGCGGCGATATTACCGGCAAGGACTTCCTGACCATCTTCCTGACGGTCATTACGTTCTATTTCGGAACGCAGAGCCAGAAAGCGCAGGACGCCATCGATGCGGCAGGCAAACCGCAGGAGGACGCGCAGAAATGAGCATCAAGATCGGACAGGCCAGCCTTGGAGAAACCGGAGGACGCAACCAGCAGCCAGGAAACCAGACCGGCCGGGAACTGAATATATCGCGCTGGTACAACGGGCGTTGGCTCGGCGTCCTGCGCTACAAGAGCCGCAAAAAGGCCGAGCGGGCCGCGCAGACGTGCGAGGCGGCCATTAAGAACCGGAACATCGGTTACGACATGGACGGCAGGAACACGGCGTATGAGGCAGCCAGAGCCGTCGGATGGGACGCGAGCAAGATCACAAAGCCCGTGGAGACGGACTGCTCCGCGCTCATGATGCTCTGCGCCGTGGCTGCAGGCTGCGCGTCGGTCGAAGCTCTCTACCGTCGGCAGGGCAACAGCTGCACGACATACTGCATGCTGCACGATTGGCCAGCGACGGGAGACTTTGTGCTGCTGACCGGCAGCAAGTATCTGACGACGGACGCGAATCTCCTGCGCGGGGACGTGCTGGTAAGCGAGGGCCATACGGTCATGGCACTCGAAGATGGAAAGAACGGAGAGGGGGAAAAAGAAGTGGTCGAAAAGAGCAAGATCATCGTGGACGGTAAAGAAGTCGCCGTTGAGCGCATCCTGAAAGACGGCACGAACTACGTCAAGGTGCGCGATCTGGCCGCTGCGCTGGATCTCGAAGTCAGCAACAAGGGCAATATCGCCGTGCTGACGCACAAGGAAAAGTAAGCCCCCGCCAGGCGGCGGGCCGAAGGGAGTGACAGCAAATAACTGCGCGACTGGCTCTGCCGAAGGAGCTGGAACACCTCACGCGCAGCGACTGGGAGCGCATCACTGACGAGGGACTTTTGGACGTGATCGATCAGCAGATCGTGAAGCTTTATATCGTGCGCAGGCTCCCGCAGCTGGACGCGGCCGGTGAAATCGGCATCGACCGCAAGACCATCTCCCGCCGCCTGCCGCACATCTACAACACCGCCCGCCGCCTGACACAAAGCAGCCCGCCCTGAGCATTACGCTCCGGGCGGGCTTTTTTACATTCAAATCATATTTTTTTCAGTCGAAGGTTGCTCTGCTGGCATGTTTTGCCGCATATACGCATCGATCCATTTGCGGATCAGTTCATTCGGGGTCGTGCCGTTGGCTTTCGCCGTAGCCTTAAATGTTTCCGCGATCTCCCGCTTGAGCTTGCAGGGGATCACGGACATGTTCTCTGCATCCCACTTGTTGCGAGCACGGCGCTGGGTGTCAGTCGGCATAGCATACCTCCCACGCGCAGATGTTCGCCGCATTCAACGCGGCAGAAATCAGCGCTTCGGCGTCCACGCCCAGAACGCCGGAGATTGACCGCAGAACGCCCAAGACATCCTCAGTGGTGTCAATGGACGCATCGTCCATTGTGCCGTCGGAAAAGCGCCAGCAGAAGCCGTCAGCGGTCACGGAAAAATACACGCGGCTGCCAAAATCGCCGCAGGACGTGTCGTCGACCTCAACGGAAACAAGCTGGCCGTTAAGGTCGACAACGATACCGCCGGAAAACTGCCAGTAACCTCCGCCATTGTTTGCAGTGTCCGGGTCATAGTGGGGGTTTGTCTGCGCTCCCCACGCGGAAACGATATTAAACATGTCTGCCATCCTCCAATTTTTTGTCGTGTTTGTTTTGCTTTGTGTCTATGGCTACATTATATACTGTATTACCGTATATGTCAAGGGGTTTTCAAAATATTTTATAAAAAAACAAAAATCCACGCAAATGGGACAGAACTGTCCCGGAAGTGTCCCGCAAATGTCCCCCACGAAAAACCGGGATCCGGTAGACTGAGAATAGAAACCGGCCGGTTTACTACTTTTCGGAGGTATTTTTTATGGAATACGCAAGCAAGGGACTCGCGGGGACTGCGCTGGGCTTTGGCATCGGCGGTGCCGCACTGGGACTGGCGAACGGCGGACTCGGTAATCTGCTGGGCGGCCTCAACCAGAACAAGAGATCGGAAGCCGCTGACGTCGCTGCGGCGGTCACGCCCGCCATGCTCGCCGCCATGCTCGCCGCGCGGCAGCAGGAGCCGACGTGCAGCGAGAATATGCCGGTCACGCGCTACGATCTTGAACGGGAGCAGAAGCTGGCCGCGAAGGACAGCGAGATCGCGCTGCTGAAGGCCAACACCTACAACGATCAGAAAATGCTGGAGATGTACGGCTATATCGACGGGCAGCTCAAGGACGTCCGTGAGGCGCTGTGCAAGCAGGCCGTCCACAACCAGCGCACCGAGGACAGCTTCACGCTGGTCAAGCAGGACGTCGAGTCCGTCCGCAAGGAAGCGCTTGATGCGGTCAAGATGGAGGCCGAACGCCGCTGCTGCGGTGACAATTCCATCGTGACGTATGTCAACGCGACCTTTTACCCCAAGCAGGTCGCCGACGTCACGACCGGAACCGCAACGACGGCGCAGACGCTCTATGATCCGCTCCCGAAGTGCGGGTGCTGCGGCAAGTGAGCAAAAGGGGCGGCAATCGCCGCCCCGGACTTAAAACGGAGGAGAGCCTATGACAGTAACCATCGATCAGGCCATGCGCGGCGCGATGCGCTACGCAGACAATGAGGTCATCCCGCACCTGCCGGGCGGAAAGGGCATCGGGGCCGGGATCATGCTTGCACTCATCATGGAGGGCAGCCGTGAGAAGATCCTCGCGCTGCGCGAAAATCCGGCGGTAAAGATGATGCAGATCTTCGACGACGCCGGAAACATCGATCTCGACAAGCTCTATAACGCGGCGCGTCCGAGATTTGAAAACAAGCTGACCGTATCCGTCCCGCTGCTGGGCGATATGCGCTTTGATCAGAACGACGTGGACAAACTCTACCGATACATGCAGGAGGCGTGACGAGATGAAAGAATATATCGAAAAGCTTTACACAAAGCTGCGCGAGGCGATGGAAAAGCCGGTGACGCTCGGCAGTGCGGAAGAAGTCAGTATGTACGCGAAGACGATCCGCAGGCTGGAAAAGCTGGACTGCCGCGAAGACGAACCGGATGCGGCAGAGTTCGACCAAGAAACGGCCATACACTGGGCCGAGCATATGCAGAATGCAGACGGATCGACCGGCCCGCACTGGACGATGGAACAGACGACGGCCGTTGCCGAGAGCATGGGCATTCAGGAACACGAGATCCCGCGCTGGGCGTGGGGCGTGACCATGAACATGATGTACTCGGACTACTACCCCGTCGCCGTAGAATTCGGCCTCAACCGCCCGGAATTCTACGCCGCACTGGCAAAGGCGTTTCTGCTCGACAAGGACGGCCCCGGCCCGGAGCGCAAGCTCATGAAATACTATGAGCATGTAGTAAAATAAAAAATTCCCTCTCCAGATTGGAGAGGGAATTTTCATCTTTGCACGATCATCCCAATAACACCATTTACAAATATGATGTGTTCGGATAAGTGCATATCTGGTACACCGGACGCGCCGAAATCCGAAACGGAAGGCGGCGCGAGGGCGAGGGCGTCGGCGTAGGTTACTTGGGCGGAATCGGCTACATTCAAGAATAATTTGAACGAATCATCGTACAGATAGATCGCGTTTACGAATAAATCTATGACTTTTTTGCGGTATTCCAGATCGGATCGGTCGCCGGTGCGGAACTGGTTGAGCCATACGACGATGTCCTCTTTTTTGATCTGGACGCGGCTGGCGATGCGGAGAGATGCAAGATCAGCCTCCAGCGCCTGCTTTCGGGCCTCGGCAGTTTCAATGCGCTCGTTGATCCTGCGGCGGGCGGCTTCCGCCGTCGCGGAGATCAGCGCGTCGACAAGCTGATCGATCTCCTTGTCGGCGTCGCGGATCTGCTTCTCCAGCGGCTTAATGCCGGATGCGTCATAGCTCTTCTGATACTCCGCCACAACGCGCTCGGCTGCGCCGTCGATCCAGCTGTCCGTCAGGACGCACGAGCCGATATAATCCACGATGCTGGCTTCGAGTTCATCCTTGCGCTCATTGCGCTTTTTGCAGGTGTGCTGCTTCTTCCGCGCCGCGCATGTGTAATAGTAATACGTCGCGCCGTGCCTGCCGCGCCCACACTCCCCTATCATCGGCGCGCCGCACTCGCCGCAGAACAATTTCCCGTGCAGCAGATACTCGACTTTTGCCTTTGCGTGGCCGGGGGCCTTGGCATTCGCCTTGAGGCGGTCGCGCACGCGCTTTTTTAACTCCTTTGATACGATGGCCGGAAATGCGTCTTCGATCACGATCTCGCCGAGGTAGTCGTACCTGCCGACATACCGCTCGTTTGCAAGGATACGCTTTACCGAGGCTAATGTGAGCGGGTTCCCGCGCTGATTACGGTAGCCCAGCCGCGCACAGTCGGCCACGATCTGCTTTTGCCCGGCACCGTCGGCATACTGCTCATGAATAAAGCGGACGATGCGGGCTTCGTCCTCGTTGATCTCGTACTGCTTATCCACGACGCGGTAGCCGAGCGGGGCGAGGCCGCCGAGGCTCAGGCCCTTCTCGGCGTTCTGGCGCATCCCGCGACGGACATTCTGGGCAAGCTGGCGGGAATATTCCTCCGCCATGGCCTCCAGGATCGCCTCCAGCAGCACGCTCTCGCTGCTGTCGCCAACGCCCTCAGTGACGGACAGGACGCGCACGCCGTTCGCGCGCAGTTTCTTTTTGTAGATCGCGCTGTCGTACCGGTCGCGGGAAAAGCGGTCGAGCTTCCACACGAGCACAAAGTCAAACGCGCGCTTCACGCTGTCCGAAATCATGCGCTGGAACTCCGGCCGCGTTTCGGCGTATCGACCGGACAGCGCCCGGTCGCAGTATTCGCCAACGACGCGGTATCCGCGCTGCTGCGCGTATTCGCGGCATTTGGCAAGCTGGCCGTCTATAGATTGGTCATTTTGCCCGGCGGAAGAATACCGGGCGTAGATCACGACGTTGGCAAGATTCAAATTATCCACAAAAGCCTCCAAAGATACCGCTCTGGCTGATCGGGCCGGGGCGGTAATTTTCATGTGCGAATCCAGCCGATTGATGGGATGAGCACGTCGGCCACAAGCACAAGGGCACACAGCGAAAGAATGCCCAAGAGAATGAGCGTCACGAGCCGGTGCATGCGCAGGGACTTCTGCTGCTGGGCAAGCTGCGCACGAAGGGCCGCGTTCTCGGCGCGGAGTTTTTCAGCATCGGAAGGCTCGGCAGGCTCGTCATGCGGAATGCCGAAATACTCATCCATAGAAACGCCCATCTCCCGGCAGATCGGGCCGACCGTGTAAACAGACGGATTTTTGATGTCACCGCGAAAGAACTGGGAGACGGTGCCGACGGAAAGATCGGTATTTTCGGCTACATCCTGATTTGTTTTGCGCGGAGTGATCGTCTGCTTCTGCTCACGGCACAAATCAGATAATTTTTCCTTCAAAACATGTCATTCCCCCAAAAAAAGCAAGACGTCTGACTGCAAAAAGCAACTGTAACATCTTTACAAGTCTACCATGGACAGGCTACCATATAGTTACAGACGGCTCCCGGTCGCCTGCGCAAGCAAAAAAGCCCGCGCCGTTGTTCGGCCAGCGGCGCGGGCGAATCTCAAAAACCGAATGCGTACAGCAGGTTCGGAATGACGCGCAGGAGCAAGAAGCAGCCGGCACACAGCGCAAGCGCAACAACGATCACGATCTTCCGCACCTTGCGCGGCCCGGCGACGGCCTCCTCGTATTCCTCGGGCGTTAAACCGTCCGTATACTCGTCATAGAGCGGGCGGCCTGCATCATCTGGAAATTTGTTATCATAGATTCGGCAAAAATCAACCAGCGTGCCAATGCCCCAAAAGCCGAGCGTAAAGAGCCAAAGAAGCCCCGTCCAGATCTTGCCGACATAAAACCGGTGCGCCCCAAGGCCACCAAGAAAAATGCAAAGCAGCAGAGCAGTCGAGCGTTTCTTCCGCGCCGGTGCGGCCTGCACCTGCACGCGGGCCTCCGCCTTTGCCTGATCGCGGATATAATTCACAGTGCCGCAGCCGCAGTGCGGGCAGATCAAAGCCTCGTCGTCGATCTCTTTGCCGCATTTGTTACAGTACATAAACCCTCCTACGGATTGCAATCCTTACACGGCGTATACAGAGCCGCAGCCTCGGCGCGGGTGCCGGTGTAGCTGCTGCGGTTTGCATAGTCCATCTGGCGGATGTGGTAGCAGCTGGCCAGATGAAAAACGCCGCTGGATGTATTTACAATAAACGTCTGCACATTTTCACTCGTCGAGAAGGAGATCTGCGGGGCCTCGGCGGGAAGCGTGCCGGGGATATAGGATACAAATTTACCGATGATCGGCTCCAGCGGCTCTACGTCGAGCGGGTCGCCACCGATGCTGGCATAATACTCCGCCTGCGCCTCGGCCTGCTCCGCGTCCGTATATTCTCCGCTGCCGGAAAACGCCGGGTCTGCGGCAGGAAGCACAGCGGCATCCGCAGCCGCGCGGAGCTCTGCGGGCGAAGCCCTGTAGGAGCGGGCGGCGGAAATAACCTCCGCAAGATTCAAAAGCCCAATCCATCCGGCAACGGACAGAACGCAGCAGACCAGCACAAGCAAAACCTTGCGCCATGCTTGCCTCATGGCAAAACCTCCAATTATTATAAGATAATTTTGTAAAATCTTATAATTGTAATTATCGAACGGATGTTCTATGATAATCATGCGATGAAAAGAAACATCTTATCTAAATTGTAAATCAAATGGAAGAAAACCTCAACGGCAATAGTAAACAAAAAATAGAAGAGATTTTTGTGGAAGAATGGAGGCACTTATGGAAATGGAACGGAATTTGCTGCTGAAAGAGATCAAGCGCCTGCTGCGGCTGGCCACAGATGCGGATCTGGATCTGATCTGGAGATTCGTGCGGAAGTTGGTCACATAGGCGCGGGAATAAAAAAATAGGCCGGGGACGGTTATTCGTCCTCGGCCATTTTTTTTGCGATCTCGGCGAGCAGCTGCCATTCGTCGGCGCTGAGTTTGCTGATGATCGATACAAACCGCTTGCGCGGCGCGTCGTCGGGATCGTGCATGACGACGCCCATGAACTCGGCGATTTCTTGATTACGCGTCAGCTTCTGCCGCATTTCGCCCTCGCCGGTGCGGAGCCAATGCTCGTCGATGTTGAATTCCCGGCAGATCAGTTTGATAAACGGCTCGTTCGGTGTGGTTTTCTCCCCTTCAAGATTTGTAATCACCCCGCGCGTCGTGCCGAGCCGTTCTGCAAAATCGGTCTGCGACAAGCCTGTGCTCCGGCGGATATCCTTGATCCGATCATTGATCGTCACCGTATCACCTCCCTTGACTATATTATACACGGCTGCGATGTATTGTCAATACAAAAAGAATAAAAATATTTTGCGTAAATGTATTGACAAAACATTTAAAAGGTGGTATTGTGTAGTCACAATACAAAACGTGACAACAAAATGTCGCAACAACGCGAGGTGAGAAAAATGTCCGAGAAGGAAAAGCAGGCAATCGAAAACCTGAACAAAAGCACCGAGAAGCTGACGCCCGCGCAGATGCAGCGTCTGAGCGATATCGCCTATGGCATGGCGCTGGCGAAGGAAGGCAAGCAGGAGGAGCGGAAGGAGGCGTGAGACCATGATCGCCGTTTTTGGGAAACGGGGGCCGGACGGGAGATTTCTCCCGGGCCAGACTTTTGAATACAAGCGTCCCGGCGAAGAAAACGGCGAGTCCGTGATCGATGCCTTAGCCCGCTGGGCGGCGGAACGATACCGCCGGGAACAGGAACAGAAGGAGGCGAAGAAGACGTGATAAAGCTGATCGTAGAGGATTATTGCCAAAACTGCCCGCTGTTTGAAGCGACGGTGACAAAACTGACGGCATACGGGAGCACATGCGAGAGGCACGCTGAGGGCTTCGCGGATACAGAGATCAGATGTGAGCACGCAGAGCGCTGCGCAGCCATCGCGGGGCGACTCAGAAAGGAGCTTGGGAATGGATGATTTCCTCAAGTTTTTTGCCGAGAAGGTGAAGACCTACCCGATGCACCTTGAGATCACCTACAGCAAGGTAACGGACTGGGGCGTCCGGGTGTGGCGGAGGGGAACCGCCTACGACGGGGACGACGAAGAACTCGTCAACGTCCAGGACTGCGACGCGGAGCTGTGCTTCGCAACCGCGCAGGTGCAGCTGAAAAACTGGCTGCTGGAACACGAAGGAGGCTATTAACCATGGCAAATGCCCGTACATACACCCTGACGCTGGATGCGCAGGAGCTGCATGATCTGATTGAGGCGGCACTGGTGTGTGAGTGCCAGTCGGCGCAGATCATAAACGGGCTCAAGCGCAAGGGGATGGACCTGGACGCGCAGAAGCTTGTGACACAAAATGCCCGTCTGGCGCGGCTCGTCCGGCGGATGCAGGAGACGAAGGAGGAAACTAATGGATAACGGGAAGGTACACGTCGAGATCGGCATGGACGGCAAAAAAACGGTATCTGCGCTATCCGGCAGCGCACTGGAACTGAGCGCTGCTGCCGCGCGAATCCTGAACATATTTTATGCCGCGTTCTGCCAGCGAGGAATAGGCGAGGAATTCAAGGAAACCATGCGCTACTGCGTGAACCGGGAGGACAGCCCGGTATGGAGGAAGGAGTTGGCAGAATGAGAACGAATCTTGCAGAGCGGCGGATCGGGTATGAGCCGCCGGAAATTCCTGAAGGGGAAAGCCTGGAGGAGCGCCGGGAGAGAATCCGGGCAATCTACCAGTGGCGCAAGGCCATGCGGCGTCTGGCGCGGCTGGGGTGCATTTGGCTGTCGGGCGTGGGCTTCGCGCTGTGCATCATCGCGGGCTGCGCCAGCGCGGCGGAGATCGCCGCCGTCCTCGGCGGCGTGTCGCTGATGACGTTTTTTACAGGGATATGCCTGTGAAGGAGCGAAAGATCACGGTTGACTTCCGCCCTGACCAGCTGGCGGACGTGATCGAGGCGGTGAACGCCTACGCGGACGATCTCAAGAATGATCGGGCGCTCCTGTACGAAATGCCGCGCGTCGACCACGAAACAACGGACGCGCTGCTGGCGCAGGAGACGCGGCTGCAAAAGCTGGCGTACTGGCTCCAGTGCGTGCAGGACGAAGCGCTATGACGGCGCAGATCTACGCGCCGCGCATGCGGCAGATCCCGTCACCGTGCGCGAAGGACTGCCCCGGCCGGGAGCCGGGATGCAGCGCACGCTGCTGCAGCTGGACGCTCTATGAGAGCGTCCGAAACCACATCTATGATGTCAACCACCGGGACAAGATCAGTCTGGAGCCGGACATAGCCGCCATCCGGCAGATCGAGCGGGCGGCAAACAAAGACAGGAGGGGCAAAAGCTATGCGGCAAAATAGCATCAATTACCCAGGCGAGCAGCCCGCGAAGCGCACGGATATCGTCGAGCAGCCGGGATATACCGGCAAGCACTATTTCGTGGTGGATTACGCAGGGCGGCAGCTGACCGTCCACGCGGCGGATGAAACGGCGGCCCTGTTCTGGGCGGCCAAGCGCTGGGGCTACAGCTTCAAGCGGCCGGAATACCACCAGTCGGCAAGCGTGGCCAAGCTTGGATACCAGCCGGACAGGATGTTCGGATAAAAAATGCCCTCGCCCGTTTCCAGCCGGACGAGGGCGGAGAAGCCTACACTTCCCCATAACAAGTTAAGTACAAGGAGAGTATAACATGGGAAATCAATATTTGCAAGAGGCAACGGAGATCATTCGCAAGCAGCAGGGGCCGCGCGGCCCGGTGTGGATGTGCGGCGAGCAGCTGCTGGAGATGATCGCGCCGGATGAGGCGGCGGCAAAGGCAATGGCGGAAACCGCCTCTTCGGACGCGGAAAAGGAGCGTCTGACCGGAGAGATCGAGGATCTGCGCAGAAAGCTCGCCATGTCCGACAAGGACGTAACGGCTGCACAGCTGTATTTCTACCAGTGGCAGGCAGCCTTTAACCAGCTGACACAGGCCATTTCCCACATCAAGGACGAGGATAAGGCCGGAAAGCTCTGCGCAGCCATCCGCGCCCAGCTAGCCGCGTGGGGGAAGGCGATGGAGGGCACAACATGACGGGGAAGGAGATCGTGCAGGCGCTGCGGTGCGCGTCTACACCGGGCGGACCGACCGGAGACTGCGAAAAATGTCCATACTGGAAGACCGAGCAGATGACAGCCGAGCAAAAAGAGAAGCTGGGAGTGGACACATGGACAAGCTGCGACGTTGACAAGGTTGGAATGGACGCAGCCGACCTCATCGAGCGCCTGACCGCCGAGAACGCGAAGGCCGAAGCCGACATTTTCGCGCTTGGGAAGCAGATCTGTTTCGCCCTGGCGGCGTTTGGAGGTGCAAAAGCGGAATGAAATGGCATATTGCAAGTGTCAGCTGGGGCAAGGACAGCCTGGCCATGCTCCTAATGCTGATTGCCAAGGGCTACCCGCTGAATGAGGTGGTTTTCTACGATA